CGCCGAACCAATAACGCCAGTAGCCGCGCCAGTAGCTACAGCAGTCTGAATAACCAGATCAGGATCATCAGCAACGATTGCAGTGATATCACCAGCCAATACTGAGCCGGGATAATATTGCGAGAACAAACGCTGTTTAGTTGTTGGGTTTGTGTAATAGCAACCCAAGAAGACACCAACAGTTGTGTTAGTAGAATTCAAAGGATACGTAATACGATCCGCATAACCAGCGTTTAAATACACCAAATCGCCATAGAAAATCGCAGTGCTGGAGTTGTATTGGATCGGCAAATTGCGTGTCGAACCGGCATACACCTGACCACCAATGAGATTTACTGGCTTGTACCCGTAAGGGGCAGATACAGTAGGATAAGCCATAAATTACTCCAAAAAATTAAAAAGTTATTAACCTTTACCAAACGACGTCGATGACTTCCGCTCAGTGAACAGAGGCATACGGGGGTCGTTTTCACGCATAAAACTATTATCTACTGCAAGAGTTTGCGCCTGAGTTTGGTCTTCGTAATGCTTATTACGCTGTTCAACAAATTCAGTCGGGGTCTTACATAACAATAATCCACCAACCTCAACATTGTCCTTAAAGCGACTAGCTGGGTCGATTAGCAGTTGAAATTTAGGCTGTTCCGAAACCTTTACGGGTTCCCAACCTTCGCGTAGCTTGCCTGATAAGTTCCGTGGGTCGGCATTGTTTAACGTCGAAACACGAATCCATCTATAGCTAAAACCCGGCTGCTTATCTGGTTCAGGTAGCAGCTCTGCTGGTGCCCACTGCTTAGGGCGTTCCTGCAATGAAACTTGTGCACGGGTTTCTAATTCACGAGTAAGTCGATTTTCAGCCATTATCTGTTCTCCAATTTGAGGACTTCGCGAGCATACTGCTCCGGTGTGAGTTTAAATTTCTTAGCTAGCGCAGCTTGGGTAGCCGATAACTTAATACTCTTCGGAGCCGTGCTCCGCTTAGCTGAAGCTACGACCGTACTAGGTTTTTTAGCAGTCGCCTGTTTGGGCGACTCTGACGCGTCTTTGTCAGCGTCTATTTGGAAGGCTTCTGGAAACCGCTTGCGGATTGTTTTGTCAATCCGTTCGTAATAATCGTCAGTACCAATATATTCGGGGCCGTACTCACGATGCAGCTTCATATGCAAACCTTTGGCTGCCTCAGTCATCTCCTCGTCTTTGTTAAACCAATTCGAGTTCCGACGCTGCCATGATGCAAACTTTGGATCAACCTGCTGCTGTCTGTTATCAGCTTGTGATCTTTCCGGCAGTTTTACATCATTTTCATCAATTTGTACAGAGGGTTTGAAATTTTTTGCTCTGTCTAGCTTTAAACTAGCATTAGTTAGCTTAAATTGTGCCTCTGCTAGCTTCTCTGAATCCCCGCTGTCATAGGCTTCACGGTACTCCCGTTTAGCCATTTCAACCTCATTTTCAGCCGATTCCTGCACGGTTGAAGCGTAGGCTTGCTCTCCAGAAGCCAGAGTAGTCTTAAGTTTTTTATTTTCCTCAAGAATATTCTGGGCTATACGTAAAGCTTCTTCTTGCTCTCGGTAAGCGGTTTCTTTAGCGCGGCGTTCGTCATGCCAAGCCCGTTTGTACTGTTTAAATTTGTTAATTACATCTTCTGGATACTCGCCACCATCCTCGGGTTTTTCCAAAGCATTAACAATATCAACCGGAAGGGGTTCCTTATCACGGTCTTCTGGGGGAGTGTCGTCCTCAATTTCAACAGTAAACTCCTCTTCCTCATCTTCAGGACGGGACATCTCTGTCTCTAACTCATCAGGGAACTTATACTCAGTTTTTTCAAATTCAGGCATGGTGTCTCCTTATGCTCGTGAAATACCGCGCGGGTCTTGGACAACAGCCTCTACTGAGTCATCATTAATAAGACGGAATTCCTTACCATGAATCTTCAAACGAGTGCCGCTGTTCGGGCGCGCGAGAATAAAATCGCCTTCTTTGCACCAAGGGCCAGTTTTAAATCTGTCGCCTTTATATGCATCAGGACCTAATTTCACGACAAAAAAGACCGTGCTAAGGACTTCCTCGTAGTGCATTGTTGCACCGGCTTTTGCTAGACCGCTGTCGTACTTGTCATCAATTTCCGGTATGGTTACTAGTATGTGGTAGCCAGAAGGTTGTGGCAGTTGTTTTGCTTTATCTTCGGCATCTTGCGGAACTTCACCGCTTTCTGTAGCGATTACTAGTTCAGTCATCATTTTGCTCCATTCGTTTTGCGAGGTCTAAAAGATACGACTCTATGGCAGTGAGTCCTCGTATTTCACCACACATAAATTGATACTCATCAAAGGTTTTAGCCGCTCTGTCAGCTACTGCGTCGGATAGTTGTACTCGACGCTCCCTTAATTCTTTAATTGCCGCTTCTATCGCGTTCATTTGGTTTACCCTTCGGTGGTGTTGATTTTGGTTTTAACTTCATCTTGTGTAAGTCCATACCTTGACGGAAGCCTTCCATCTCCATTTGTGCGTCGCTGCGAGATTTATCAGCTGTGTGTTTCATTGCCATATTTGCTCCGGCAATCTCTTTCTGTGCGTTGATGCGCTCCATTTCAACCTGCAATTGTTTGTCTTTCGCGGCTGCGTCGAGCTTATCTTTAGCAATCTTGCGCTGAACCTCAGCTTGTTTAATCTGTAGTTCTTGCATCTGCATCTGAATAATTGGGTCTTGCATCTGTTGCTGGTTCTGTTGCGCTTGAGCTTCTTGCATGTGTTGTTGCAAGATTTGCTGGCTCGCCATAGCTGCACGACGAGAAATCTCAAGCTCCATCTCTTGAGAAATTTCTTCTTGATCGTCCTCGTTATCCTCTTCAAAACTCGGTATCTCCATACCGATGGCTTGTTCAATCTGGTTCCTATACTCAAACGCTGCGTGCTCATTAATATGAGCGTCCATAGCTGCCACTAACTGCTGCGCCATCTGTGGGTTTTGTCCAACTAACGCTTGCACTTGCGGGTCATTTTTAGCTGATGCGTGTACAGCTATGTGTGCCCTATGATCTTGATACGCAAACGCTTTGACAGGTTTGCCACGCAACAAGTCCATGTTTTCTGTAACAGGATCGCGGGGTTTCCTATCGTCTTGCATCGGTACTAATTTAGCCGCGTTCTTAACACCTAAGACCTCAATCATCTGACGATGTAAAACAGGTAGGTCGTATATCTGAGGTGCTGACTGCGCTAACTGCAATACCGCTTGATACTGAACAACCTTTTGACTCATCGTTGCAGCGTTAGGGTCGCTGACAGGAACTACATCTACTTGGTCATAGTCACTTTGCTTTGCGCGACGGTTGCCGTAGTCTGGCTCGTAGCTGTACTCGTCTGGAGTAAAGTCGCGAATAATGCCTTTTAATAGACGAAACTCTTCGTGCATAGCGTAGTGAATCCTTGCTTGCACAGCCGACATAATTTTCAGAGTTCTCTCAAGAATAGCCAGCGTTGTACCAACAGGACTCTGTGCAGACATATCACTAACTTTTAAGTCAGCCATGTTTGCAAACACTTTACCTTCTTCAATAATCTGGTTCATCAAACCAGCAAGAACTTGCGAAGGCTCTTTGTATGGCAACATCATAATGTTGTCTTTGACGCTGCCGCTAGGTATATCTACGTCTCTAAATTCACCCGGAGAGATTGGTGTGTCGTCTCCTTTGATTCGTAGTCCTCTAGCTTTAAGCCCGCCCGGAAGGTTGGATAGGGTGCCTGCATCAACGAGTTGACGCAAAATGGACGTGCCGGACTTCGCAAAAGCTCCGATAAGATGAATAAGGCCGAAGTAGTAGAACCCAAAGCCCGGGACGTAGCCGTAGTGTACGAAGTGGTTGCGCTTTTGTTTGGTTTTGTCATCGGGTTTCCAATTCCGACGTATAGCTAAAACTGTCTGCGTATGTTTTTCAATGGTAATGATATACGGCAACGCGATGCCCGTCTCTTCTCCATCCTCGTCAACATCCTCGTAGCCGGGTAAGTCGACATCAACATGCATCTCAAGTATGCGATATCGGTCATCAGTAACCGCTCTGAAGCCAAGTTTCTCTGCAATCTTTTTCTCAACCTCTTCGATAGTATTAACCGGGTCGCCAAGATCGCAATCGAGGTAAAAGCCCGATACTTGAAGCTTTCGTAATTCATTTTCAGTTTTCCTCATCACATGTGTAACGCGCTCGCATGTTTTTAACGACGACGCGCCGTAAGGTACTACTACGTCTTCAGCTGGCACGTAAATAGACACTTGACGGTTTAACGACGGGTCAAAATACACTTTCTTAAACGCATTACCAGATAAACCCAAGCCCCACAACATGCGCTCATGCTCAGGACGATACTCAGGCATCTCTTCTGTCAAGCGGTAATTCATATCCTCTTGAACCCGACTCGCTGCTTCCTTCTTTGCCGTCGTTTCTTTGCCAATGATCTTTGTTTTAACAGGCCCAGCCGCAGGGAATGTTTCCATGATCGTCTCGCTTTGGAACTTAACAAGCGCCTCAGAGAGTAAGGGATGTGTAACACCACAAGCACCCGACCACGGTTCTGTTCGTTCATCAAGTTTCATCCCTAAAAGATCAAGGCCATCTACATACGTCTGTATCCAATCTTTGCGCGAAGACACGTCCTCTTCATATGCATCAATTAAGTCGTTGGCTATTAACGACAGCACAGAGTCTGGGATATATTCAGCTAAGTTAGCCTCAAACTCCTCATCACCCATGTCTTGTGGCTCAATATCAATCTCTAACCCGTCCGTTATAATACGCACGGCCTCTGGGTCTTCAATCTCAATCTCCAGATCAGGTTCGTCGTCCATAATGCCCTGCGGCGCTGCATAAAGCGCTTTGTCAATACTCATAGTGAAATATCCTTAAATATATAAATAGTCATCAGTAGTACGCCTTTCTGCGCTTAGATTTAAACAACTGAATCTCATCTGGCTCGTCACTTGGCAGCCGTATAAACCCGCCTTGCCTAAACCTCATCAATGCTAGTGTCGTTGAGTCAACTAAGTCGTCGTTGATACCACTAGGAAAGTCGTTGCACTCTTCAATAACCTCCATCGCCCAGCGCCTATGGGGTGCCCACACAATGCCAGAGCGGAACAGATCACTAACAGCGTTAACGCGGCTTGTCTTGTCATTACCTTTACCGGGGGTAAACTCTCCGATTGGCACTCCCATTCTCCGTAGCTCTTGGTATAAAGCCGCGCCGTTTGATTTTTTCTCCACAATGAATGCATCTGGTTGCCACTCCCTATATTCTTCTAGTACAAGAGCTTTAAGGTCTGGGAACTCCATACGCTTCTTAATAGAGTTCAACAGTATGATGTTGTAGTTATTTACTTCTTCGTTGAAGAACACGCCCCACGTAGTTAACGCGTTGAAGTCGGCTCTATTGTTTGTTTCTTGTGCAGCGTCCAAGCTCATAATGGTAAATTCACACGGCGGTGGGTTATCTGAATCCCACATCTGCCACCAATCGCGCTTTATTAACGCTCCTTCTTCTGATGTTGGCTCCTGCATGTACTGAGCATTCCAGTATCGAATATCCAGTGATGCTTTTTTCGCCAACAATTCTTCGATAGGCCAGAACTCAGGCCAGAGCGGTTGGTCATTTTCATCAATTGCAGGAAACTGTACAACTTCCCACGGGTCAACATCTTCATTTCTCTCCATCTGTGTAACAATCTGTCCGGTCAAGTCAAGCTTTGACCATCTAGTCATCACTACAATAATTGCGCCGCCCGGCATGAGACGCTGGATAGGCCCGCTCTGAAACCATTCCCATGCTGGTAGAAACACTTCAGGTCGTCCGAGCTTGGCTTCTTGCTCAGAATGGGGGTCGTCAATAATAAATAGATCAGCACCACGACCAGCCAAAGCACCGCCAACACCGATGGCGAAATACTCCCCACCAAAGTTAGTACCCCATCGCGATGCGGATTTTGAGTCCGCTTGTAGCTCAATCTGCGGAAAAATGTCATGATAATTCTCCGATCCCACTAAATTACGGACTCTTCTACCAAACTGGACAGCTAAGTCGGCAGTATGTGAGGCCATAATGACCTTCTTATTAGGATATTTCCCCAAAAACCACGCTGGGGCTAGATAAGATATGAGTTCCGACTTGCCGTGGCGCGGCGCAATGTTCACAATCACCCGTTTTTTCTTGCCAGCAGCTATTTCTTCAAAGATTTTTGCTAATTTATAGTGATGCGGACCCACTTTATAGCCCGGATACACATGTTTTACGAAGTCAAGGAACGATTCCTTACTAACTTCGCGCGTTACTTCCTCTTTGTACTTCTTTAATAGCTCAGCAGTACGCCTTTTTTGCTTCTCAGGCATCGTGGGTAGTGCCGCGCGCAGCTTATTTATGTCATTTGCGGACAGTTTTATAGTGTCAAGCACCATTGTTAGCCCCTAAACCCTGCCCTATTTCCCTAACTTCAACGTCCACTACCTGATCTTCAAGCATATTTAAGGTTTCTATAAGTTCTTTTTCTACTTCCTCAATGCTCTGTATCTTTACAGTCATCTCGCTGCGCTTCTTAAATGCATCAACCCCATCTACCTCGCCTAGTTTTGACAAAGCGGCAATCCTTGCCTTCGGGTCTTTGGCGTTTTCAATCTCTGCAACAAGCTTATTGACCACGTAGAGCTTTAAATCAGACAACTCTTCAACGATCATACAGTTAGATTGAGCCACCATACCTGCAAGGTAGGCCATTACTTCATTAGGGTATTTAGCAAACTCCGGGCGGTGTGCCGGGTTCTCTATCATTTGTCTGGCTATTTGACGTGCAACATCCATGTGTTCTGGAGTTGGCTCAATCGGCTCGTGATTAAGATCGGAAATGAGTTTTATTGTCTTAGCCCTCATCTCAATCTCTTGTTGCGGAGTGAGTTCGGGTAACGCTTCCATCGCTGATGATGGTAACGGAATATCTTCTTCTAAATTGGGGACAATCACATTCATTGGGCTTCCTGTGGCCTATGTGATTTGCAGACTATAACACGAATTTCTACTTTGTAAAGGCTTGTTATTTTGTTAACTAAGTTTTGGAAAAATTTTTGCGAAATTTGTATACATTCTTCGGACAAAAATGAAGGGGGGTGGTTTCTGAGATTTGGAATTTGGTGGAGTTATTTGTGCGTATCTTGGGGTATGGGGGAGGGATGGTACCAAGCTGTAGATTTGGGGGGTGGGGGGTCGATGGCTAGGGTGGAAAACTTTACTTATGCCACCACTATCAGTTATAACTATTCTACCGGATGAAATTAGTGCCGGTTCTTAAATGAAAGGGAAGACACAATGTCTACCATCAAGTCCCCAGTCGAGATACTCGACGCTGCAGTAAAGTCCCAGACCAACAACATTGAACTTGCTAAGATTAGACGCGCCGCGTTGAAGTCAGGTAAGACTCGCACCATGTTGATCAACCTGTTAACTCCACTCACTTATATATTGGGTAAGGTTGGTAGCATCAGCATATATGACTACAGCACTAAGCCTAGTATCTATGTAGCTATGTATGATCTAGACAGTTTTAAACAGTATGAGTTGGTCGCCGCTCTAGAGTACCTGACGGCTGAGACTGATAAGGTTAACGGTAGCATCACTACTGAAGACTGGGCTGCATTAGTGAACCGAGACTTCAGGTTTAGGACTGACAAGTGGGATTTATCTATCCATGCCTACGTTAAGAATGACAGTCCTACCTGCCGCAAGGTAGTAGTAGGTACCGAAGTGGTTGAGCAAGTGAAGTATCAGATCGTGTGTGACTAAACCAACTGGGGAGCTTCGGCTCCCCATTACTGAAAGGTAATAGATATGATACTAGTATATGACGAGAGCGGCGACGCTCCGGTTGAGGTTGGTGATGTAGTACATGTTCGCGGCATACCTTATGCAATCTTAGGTATACGTGAACCACACAAGCCTAGCAGTACAGGTAG